TTGATAACCCAGCGAAAGGACATCGCACAGGATGCGGCGGAATTCTCCGGGTTTGTAATTCTCGACAGGAGATGTTCCCAGGTTAATCCTGGCCGACAACTCCCTACGGATAACCTCGTCACGCAGTTCATCATCATCGATTTGGTTCAATACGTCGCCTACATAAACATCGACATCGGTATTGACTTCCACATTAATAAATTTACTCATGATTATCTGGCTTTTAATAGTTTTGCGTATCTGTCTTTCGGCGTATCCCCGATGTGGATTAATCCTGCTTCTTTCAGCCTTTCGAGCTCTTCGACCATCTCGAACCAACTGATCGAAAGTTTGTCGTAGATACTCCGAAAAACAATGTTCAGCGGCTCGATTCTTTTCTCTTTTCGCTCGGCGGTCAGTTGCTCGATAGCTTCAAGGACGGTCATTTCTCTTTGCTTTTGAAGTAGTCTAACAGTTCATCCAAACTCATCAGGAGGGTAAATCTTTCCTTGTCGTGACATCTGGTGTCGGCAACTTCGGAACAGGTGTAGTTATCTTTCATGCTTTATCTACGGCTACTTCCGTTTAGCTTAATGAAGTTGAACATCTGTTTTAATCTGTCACCAAGCATCTTCCCATACATCTCAGAAAGAGATTCAAGCGTGAAATTTCCGGTAGCGTGGGTTATGGTTCCTTTGCGGTGACGCTCAAAGAGAAGATCGATCATCGGGGTTGATTCATTGCCGTAGTCTTTGGCAACTTTGGGCTCCCGGCCTATCTCGTCAATCACGAGCGGAGTATGAAGCATTTGGCTTGTGATACCTGATTTGGCAAGGTTGTACAACTCCATGCTTGTTTTAAACAGAACCGGGCAAACCTGCAATCCTTTCGACTGGACGAACTGATTGACCAACCTTGAATAAGCGTCCATTATCAGGGATTTTCCACAACCATAGCTCCCGATCAGGGCAACTCCGAGGAATAAATTTCCAGAGAAAGATTTATCCATTGTCGAGTATTTGTAGAGTTCGAGTATGACCGGCTCGTTACTGCGGTCTATCGTGAACTCGGAATACTCCCCGCGTTCGGACATCACGAGCTCCGCAAAAGCTTTCATCAATCTGGTGAAATCTGCCGGGGAATAGTCCAAAACGATTCTCTTGCGGATGGCAGCGCGGTATTTTTCCTCACGTTGAATTTGAAGGGACTTGATAATCCCGTCAATCGAAATCAGATCCTGAGATGCGTGTTGGGATATATTTTCCATTTTTCTGAGGTTTTTGTTTGTCCAGTTGAATCTTTAGCCAGCTCACAAAGTGGCTTTTCGTGTCATGTAGGGATTTTACCGTGTCTCCTCGGATGCGAAGTTCCCCGAAGAATTTGTCGAGCCACATTCGAGCCTCCTGTGTGTTTTTCAATCCACGCTGCATAGCTACCTGATCCAACCAGATTGTCTGCGTTTGCAGTTCTTGTTGAACGATTGAGAGCTCTGAGGTGAAATCCGAGCCTTCGGATGGGAGTTGTGTTTCCCCCATACCCCCTTCTTCTTTTTCTTCTTCCTTGTATGTGTCTTTTTCTTCAAGGGTATCAATACCCTTTGGATACCCTTTCAATACCCTTTCATATAAACCGTGTTTTTGAAGAAGTGAGATGATTTTCTTATGAGGCCGGCACGATTCTGTCAATTGCCCGTATTGAAATTCTATAAAGTCCGGGATGAAATATTTGTTTGCGCCGATTTGCTCAATTCTTCCCGACAATGCCGACAAATCATCATGGGTGACCCGATCGCCTATGTAAGCTGACGCAAGCGCCCAATTAGCCGACCAAACACCCGCTTGGTCGCATTTATCGAAGATGAACCGGACAAGGCATTTATGCTTACAAGAGAGAGACATAAACCACTCTTTGTCCCACAAATCGGTATCTGTAAATCGTTTTGCCATTACTTGTATTTCTTACAATCCTTTTTGCTCTTTAAGCCTTTTAACCTCCTGCTGATAGTGCTTTATAAGCACCGTATATTCGGTCGGCCCGATTTTACTGATGTTGTGTCTTTTGATGTCCAAATAGGAAATAACCTTATCCCCGTACTTCTCGATAAGACCGTGATTATATCCGATCATATTACCTTCGTCGAACCTGTTACAACTCCTGCATTGCAGATTCACGTTAGATTCATCGTAGCGTAAACTCATGTGTTTCCGGTTGACATAATGACCTGCATCCGCATCCTTCCAGAAAACTACTTTTCCGCACGAAATACAGCGTCCGTAACCGGTGCTGTCGGAATCCCTCAATCGGACATATTCGTTGAAAATTCGGTCTAATTTGGCCTTGTAATTCATTAGTAACCCCTCCCATCCAATCTAACCTGCTCCTTTACGAAACTTATCTGCGTCCTGAGATTATCAGATTGATGTTTGCAGGTGGCGTTGATCCGGTCCAACCACTTGACTAACCTGTTTTCATGCCGGCAGCAACTCGTCAGGTATTTGTTGGCTACCGTGGCCGCCATGCAATCGATTCGATCTTTGTTTTCCTCGAAAGCCCTATTGATGGCTTCCTCTTGCAGGAAAACAGCCTCGGCAAGCATCTCACCGGATCGGGCCATGTAGACGTTGAGAGTGGATAGCCGGTCGAGCAATACATTGATTTCACCGGAATAAGGGGCGTTGAGATACTGCTGTATATCGTGGGCTTCCCTGCAAAGCGGTTCGAGCCTGCCAGCCATTGTTTCAGGCAGTAACTCCCCATTGCACTCCACCAGAATATCATCCATCATGCGATCATTTTTAAAAGTTTACTTTTGATCTCTTCTTTGTACTTATTGGCCTTTTCAAGCTGTTTCAGGCAAAAATCAATGAAAGGCTCATCCCGTTCTACCCGAAGTATTTTAAGGGCCAAATCCGGATTCTGAACCCGAGGATCGTACGCTATGAAATCACACCATTTTCGACTTGTTACGATCAGGTTCCCCTGAATCTGGGTGTAATACCCTCGGTTCAGCTTCTTCAAATCCTCCTGCGTTTCCAATAGGAGGTACTCTACATAATTTTTCCCGCTGTAAGGACACTTGATCTCAATGATTCCATCTTCACCTACCAATCCATCCGGGGAACCGCCGAAATATTCGTTATAGCGTATGAAGCCGCACAAATCGACTTTATTACCCGTTCTGGCTTCATACTGCATTCGGGCCTCGTCTTCATACTGCTGCCCCCATTTGACCTCTTTGTTGTTGAGTTCCTTGTAATCGAGGATTGTTCCGTTGGTGATCTGCTCGGATACTTTGTCGTAAACGTAATCCTTACTCGATTCGGAAAGTTTGCCGGCTTCCTTGTTGGCTTTACTTTTGGGCTCGGAGAGGAGATCGTCCAGCTCCGAGCTCGTAAACATTTCCAATCTGCCCGAATACCATTCAGGAGTTCTCTGTAGCTGTTCCATGCTCTTTGGCTATATCTTTCAAACCGAAAGCGTTGTTTGCGATCTGCTGCTCGGCAAAGCTCTTTTCCTCCGGTTCGTCTTTTCTTCCCAGGGCCTTGCTGAGTAATTCGTCGTACTTGGCTTTGTCGATATGACCCCTTAAAAGCGCGTCTTTGGCCTCTTGCTCGGTGGAAATCGTTTCAGGATCGATCTCATTGGGAATAACCCTTGCTTCTACCGGGATAGGCCGTGCGTCGTAGAGTTCTTCAGCGGTCTGCATGCCCATTCCGATCTCAGGAGCGTAAGTTCGGGCGAAGAATGCCCCGGCGCGATATTGAAGCATCAGTTGGGGAATCGTCTGCCATTTCGAACCGTTTTTGGAATACCAACCCTCTTTCTTGGCCATATTGATGTCCACCCAAGCGCCTTCTAGCTTTTCGCCCGATTTGTCATAAGCCCACGCCCGGCATCCCCAATCGTCCTGTCCTTCGGTTCCGCGCCACTCGTAGCGGATCGGAGAAAAACGACCGCTGACGTTTAGTGCCGCAATCAGGAATTTGGACGACCAACCCGGATTGCCATGTACGATATAAAGGTTCTGCATAACCATCAGGGGGGACATCTTGATACGGTTAGCCATCTCAAGGGCGACAATGCAGTTGGGAAGGTTCTTTTCTCCCTGGTACATCACCGGGACGATTGTTGAACTGCAAAGGGCTTTTGCCATCCTTTGGGCGTTCTCGAAGTTGTTTTGCGACCCGAAGACCAACATACTGTTGTCCTCGATCACGGTAAGTTTGTTTTCTGATTCCATAACTACAATTTTTGAGGTTTGAGGGAGATTAGGGTCTCCTTTGCGGACAGGGCCGGTTCTGCCCCGGCGACAGCTTTGAATCTTACCCGCGAGAAAGGGTATCTGTCGGCTTCGTTTGTGTTGGCCCTGTCTTGCTGTACATCTCAAGGGCGCACTCCCCGCATCATTGCCTGCCACTTATCCGGGCGTCCCCGGTGGCTGCCTGTCCAGTTGCCCGTCTTTCCGGGCTGTCTTAATACAAAACCCACTTTCCATTAGTGGTTCGGCGCATCCAAACAAACTTCTGTAATGCCTGATCCCATACGGTTTTTAAATGGCCTCTCCGTTCTGCGCGTTTAGTACTTTTAAATTGTTTCATCTTATCGTCGTTTATGTTTACTGATTCCAAAACATTTCGTTAAAACTCGGTTCTCCAAAACCATCGATCTTCGTCCCTTTAGCGGGAAGCGGAGATTCACAGTAATAGGTTTTATATCGTGCGACTATTTTACCGTCCTGGTCTTTGCGAGCATTCCAAAACCATTTTATCGCCATCCCATCCTTTTTCAATCTTGATATGATTTTACGAAAATCCACAGTCTGGGCCATTCGGTTACCTTGTGCGGTCGTCAGCCTGATACCCGATAATAGGGCCGCTTTGATCTTCTTTTGGGGTGCCGCTAAATAGTCCATAGTATTGAGTGTTTTGATTTGTCCTTTAAAAACTCCGCGATACTCCCGTAGGGCGGAGGGGTGAGCAATGTGCATTTTTTGCACACTCGTCTAACCAAATACTAACCTAAATGAACCTAACCTGCTTTACGGTAGCAGGAACCGTTTGCTTCTGCGTAGTAGTACTCTATATCTCTTGGATCGGGTTCATGGATTCTGTACTCTTTCTCGCCTTCAGGCTTGAAGTATGCCTGCGAAAGCTGAAGATCGTAATCACCCACATGGTTAATGTAATAGTCTGCATACACGCTGATTACACCGCCATCTTGAACGGCGGTAATCTCGCCGCAATACTCTTTCCTGAAATGCGGGTAGGGTTTACAGATCAGTGCGCTCATCTCCGATTTAAGGCATTCAGCCAACTCGCGCAACGCCGCCTCGCTGTATGTAAATTCTTGTCCTTGCATGGTTATTCTTTTATTTTGCACCCCTTAGCGGACTCGAACCGCTATCTGCACGAATCCCCCAACCTTACTTCGTGCCGTCATTCCATTAGACCAAAGGGGTAAATCAGCACTCCCGCGGAGTTGTCAAACCTTTTTACTCTCTGCTATGAAAGTTGCGGGAGTGCCGAGTTTTGTTATCTTTGTAAGTGTCAAACCTTTAAATTTTACTGCTATGAAAGGATTTATTGAAGTAAAGGATCAGAATGGAGTAGATGCAATAATCAACGTCTCTCACATTACTTACGCTTGTAATGACCCGCAATTGGGCACATGTCTGTTTGTAACAGATCGGAAACAGGTCCTCATAATTTCAGATTCTTATTCTGAACTAATAGACTTGATAAAAGAGGCTATTGCTTAGTATCCTTTATCCATAGGTACACCTCTTCGATTAACTTCATTCCGTAACCCAAGCCTTCTTGGTTACCCACAATTTTTACACACCATTTCCGCAGCCTTCTGTCCCTGCGGACGTTGATCCATTGCCTTAGCTTTTTCATAGTTTTATAGATTTTCAAGAAACTCTTTGATCGCCTCTCTATCCTCATCGCTGACTTCGTCGGAAAGAGCCAGCCGGGAAAGGTTTGCCCTCAGTGGATTCAAAGCTGAATCCGGAGCGGGGCCGGGTGTGATGATAAATTCGTCGTTCATGGCTTTGTAGGTTTACTGTTTTGCTTCAAGAATAGGTAAGCTGGCTTCGGTAGGAATGTAGATCACCTTATTCGCAGATAGATTTTGCTGGCGAACCCACAGATACTGAATGTAAGTAGGCGTTATGCTACCGTTTTCGATCTTTATAGCTTCGGCAGCACCTTTAGCACGTTCAATCTCTGCCTGGGCGTTGAGTTTCTCGGCTTCAAGATTAGCCTTAGCTTCCTCGATCTTGATACGTCGGTTTTGTTCGGCTTTGGCAAATTCAGCTTTGCCGCTCATTTCTTGCTGCCATACGGCGTAGCGAGGGAATCCGACCATGCAAAGCACAATAAGAGACACCACAAGTGCTACAATTCCAGTAAAGGTCAATACGTTTCTCATGTTTTATTATTTTATAGAGTGAGACACTTGGATAGTCTGAAAAACATCGTTTTACCGTTCCCTGTAAACTCAGGTTTCAAACGTCCCTCTTTGACTAATCGCCTTGCCTTACCATCCGGCCATTTTAAATTGACTTTCAAACTAGCTATATCGAGTAAGGGATCGGTAATCTCGGATTGCTTTTTCACAGCGTCATGTAGCTGATCTATTTTTTTATCGATCAGGTTTTCTAGCTGTTCTTCGGTCACCGTAATTACTTTGAGAGGTTCCATCGTTGCGGGTATTAAGAAATTCGGGTAACGCGAATCTGTTTATCGGTTATAACTGATTCATACTTATTGCCCATTGTGCGGGTAATCTCATACAATTGAGCCCGAACACTTGAACTGACGGCTTTATCAAACACTTTAACCCTACCGACCTTCATTTTAATAAGTCGGTGGCGTCTGCTGTTTTTGTCTATCGGTCGTCCCTTTGACATTTTTATTTATATTTGTTGTTACATTTGGATTACAATGCAAATATACATAAAATAATTATGTGCTTCCAAATAAAAACATAATTATTTTATGTCGTTACACTAAATCGTGGGAATGCGCTTGTTATGAGTAGTAAATACGACGGTGCAAAAAGTGATGAAGTCAAAGAAAAACTTGACGAAAGATGGCACAACACAGTACAGACGCAAATAGCCTGTGAAAATGATTTTGAAAAGAAAATCATTTATGTGTCGGCAGGAGCATTGTCAATTTCTGTTGCACTGCTACCTTTTACCCCGAATGGATGCCACAGGTGGGTGTTAATTACAGGATGGGTACTACTCGTGGGTTCGCTAATATGTAATTTAAGTCTTTTGTTGCGCACCCTACACAGGTGCCTAGAAGAATACAAAACACTAGAAATACAGTATAGAGACCTTAAAATCCCGAAAGGAGAACAAATACGTCAAGTAAAAGAATGCAAGAAGGACTTGATATATAGCACGTTGAACCTAATATGTTGCGTGCTGGGTGTATTACACGTACTCGCGTTTTTTGCGATAAACATCTAAACAAAATAAAGCTATGCTAGAATTAGAAGAAGTAACTACTATTTACGAACTAGACGTTCAAGAAAGAGCAATACCCCCATCAACACCTGTACCCGATCGACCAGAAACTAATGGGCCTTCTCCCGATGAGAAAGAATGACTTGTATAGTTCGTTGACAGTCGAGTATTGCCATTCTTCGACCTGTATCTCGTTCGGTTGTGTACTTGTACTCCTCTTCAAGTTGGTTGTAGAACTCCGTTAACTTTTCAGTTGGCTCGTTGTGTAGGTGTTTCTTGAAGTGTTCTATTTTGCTACATCTGATAGCAAACGAATGAAGTAGCCAAATCGTAAAGATCACGAAACACAAAGAAAAGGTTAACGTATAGATAAGTACTGAAATTCCCATACTGTTCATTTTATGCTATTTTTTTGTAAAAATACATAATATAATTATGCAAAACAACGAAACATTGAAATCAAGGTTGGCCATTTTTCTTAAATACCTAAATATCGGGCAGGCAAAATTCGCCCAAATAGTAGGTGTTTCAAAAGGATTTGCCAATAACGTAGGGGATAGTATCAGGAAAGAAAACTTAGACCGAATCTCAGCTACTTATCCTGAACTTAATATTGTTTGGCTTCTTA